GCCCGAGACATATGGGACCAGGGTCCGTCGCACAATGACCGCAGCCTCGCCCTGTTCTCGTTCGCCTGCTCCCTGTTCCGCCAACTCTACTCGCCTGACGCTGTTCTCGAATGGACCCGCCAGTGCGACTTGAAATGGGGGCAGAAGTTTGCTGCCCGCGGCCCGCAGGGCGAGCAGCAGTTACGCAAACTGGTCGATGACGCTGGTGCGAAGATGGGACGCTGATGCGTGTCGTACCTCTCGAACTGGCAGAAGCAAACGCTGTCGTCGCGGCGTGGCATCGCCACCACAAACCCTGCGTCGGGCACCGGTTCTCACTGGGGGTGATAGACGACGATGGTGTGGTCCGTGGTGCTGCCATCGTGGGGCGACCCGTGGCGCGCCTCGCTGGGCTTCCCCGCGAGGTTCTAGAAGTGACCCGTCTGGTCACTGACGGAACCAAAAACGCCTGCTCCATGCTGTACGCCGCCGCTGCTCGCACGGGGCGACAGTTGGGCTACCTGCGGATCCAAACGTACATTCTGGATGAAGAACCAGGGACTTCGTTGCGTGCTTCGGGTTGGAAATCAGACGGCCCTTCAGGTGGCGGCCAGTGGAAGCACACCGACGGCAAACCCCGTCGCACCGACCAGCCCACGGGGCTGAAAGAACGGTGGGCTTTGGAGTTGAACGCGCCCTACAACCCCGACCTGACGTTCCCGTCGGCTGACGCAGACCTCTCACAGCCCACACTCCCCCTGTGATCTACTCGTTCAGGATCCCAGGGCGACCCAAGTCGAAGAGCCGGCCACGATTCGCACGCGGCCACGCCTACACCGACAAGAAAACCCTCGACGCCGAACAACGCGTAGCCGACCTGTACGACGGCCCCTACTACGAAGAACCAGTCTCCATGACCATGGTCTTCCACCCCGACTGGACCGACGTAACCATCGGCCCAATCGACCAGGCCATCTCGCCCCTCACCGCCGACGCATCCAACCTGTGTAAACTCATCGAGGACGCCCTCAACGGCGTCGCCTACCCAGACGATAGGCTAATCCAAATGCTTCTAGTGAAAAAGATTCCACGGTGAGTTTCTCCGACCTGTCCTGGGAACAACGATACGGATCAATGGGTGACGAAGCCGAAGGAGCATTCGAGGAACGCACCGAAGGGTGGGCACGGTACGGGTTCAACCGTCCGCCCTATTCGATAGAAACCCTGCCGCTGTTCCTGCGGTACACCCCTGACTACGTCACCGTCAACACACTCATCGAAGTCATGGGTTGCGGCAAGAACGGCCTCAAGTTGAAACAGGAAAAACTGTCAGCTCTGACCATGTGGGACGGGCATCTGCCCGTCTGGTTGTGGATCTGGTCGACACCGAAACAGCAATACGCGTTTGTTCCGTTGAAAACGATCACGAAGTTCATTGACAAGGGAGAGGCGACCCCAGGGTCGTTCCGAGAGGGTAAAGCATACTACGGCTTCAAGCCGTCCCTCTTCCCTTGGACTGACAGTGTCATCGAATGACGGCCGACGCAAGGAATCCCTCTACGATCCCCTTCTCCCGTGGGGTCGGACTGGCGACCGCCACATGCACACCTCGGCGTTCACCCGCCCCTTCTCGGGGTTGGAGGCACTCCTTGTTTGCGACCCCACCAACGAACCAGAAGAATCCGTTCTTGAACAGCTCGCCCTACGCGAGGCTTTAGCCGACGCTCTCGACACCCTGGATGAAGATGACCGCTGGCTTTTCGACATGCTTGTTGTTGTTAGGTTGTCTCTGCGTTTTGTCGGCCGTGTTATCGGAATGCCTAAAACGACTGTGGCAAGAAAACGAGACAAAATCATCGCGAACCTTCGACAAATCCTCAGCGACGATTCCGTCGTTCAAGAACGACTAGGTCGACAGTGGTTCAACCCAGACGATCAGGCGGAGTTGCTTCCACACAACAAGTAATGAACTGCATCCATTTCTCCAACCAGATCAGCATTTCCTTCTGAGCCAACCAGTTGCCCCGCTCGGCTTCTTCCCACGCACACAACAAGGCGATCACTTCGTCTGTGGTGAACACGGTCAACACGCCGAGGTGTTCACCGTTCCACTTGGCGTGGGTGCCGTCCTCAACCTCGAACGTGCCGCTGGCACGCTCCAACTCTGTGGTGATGCCCTCCTGTAGTTCCTGCCTGACAGAGCTGGCAAACCACGAAGACCACGCCGCCTCGAAATCGAGCGGCGTTTCTTCACTCACGACCCGAGTCGTTCCCTGGCTAGCGTCTTCACTGCCGACAACAACGCTGCTCCCGCTGCGATAACCGCAGTGCGAAGCGTTGAAAGGTCACCGATGATGATGACAGCAGTGAAAGCCTGCACCGCAGTCCACGCTGCTCGTTCGCCCCATGAACCCCACGAAAACTTTGATGACGTAGTCACTTCCCCTTCTTTCCGCGGCCAGCCTTTGAGTAGGCTATAGCCGCTGCTTGATCTTTCGGATAGCCCTCACCGATTAGTTTACCAATGTTGTGCGACACTGTCGCACGGCTGGATCCGCGTTTGAGCGGCATGCTAGTAGCGGGGCTTCGGACGTTTCGGGCGCTTCTGGCCCACTGTCAATCTCGCAGAGCTTTGCGGGCTGCTGAACGCGACTGGGCTGCCGGCAGCGAAAAACTGCCGCGTTTCACGCTGTCGACCAGAATACGACCAGTGGCTACCAGTTTCGGCGTTTTGCCGTCACGCATCAGAACCTACTTTCCGAATGGTCGGCCACCGCTGTTGGCGTTGCCGAGATTGGTGCTGCGTAGATACGAGGCAGCCTTCTTCGCCTTCTGACTCATGTCCCACATGGTGAACGAAGACGTTGAGTCGTTGGGCTGGTCGTCTTGACTGCCGAACGTATCCTCAAACGTTTCGTATCCTTTTCCTTTAGGCATTGAAAGTACCTCCTACAAGAGGAACAGAGCGTCCCACGTTGAACGGTCCACTGCCCCCGTTTTCCGCAGAATCCCCAGATTGGTTTGGAAATCTTTTACCGCCAACCTCGTCTTCGCCCCGAAGACACCGTCGACCGGCCCAGGGTCGTAACCCTTGTCCCGCAAGCGGGCCTGCACCCATCGAACCATTTCGCCTCGGGAACGCCGCAGCCTCGACAACGGCTTGGCATCAAGAACAGCTCCCAACTCGCGGAAGAACCGTGCTATCCCCTCAAAGTCGATAGTTGACGGGTTCCCAGCGTAAAGAACGCATCCGTTGACCAACCATGCATGCAACTCTGTTCCAGGGCAAGCCGTCGACGACAAGTCCTTATGGCCCTTCAACCACAGTTTCCCTCCGTAACGGGACTGGATGTCTGCAATAACCTCTGAGATGCCTATGAGGGCAGGTTCGGGAATCTTCTTGCCTCCGAAGCCCGTGTAACAGATGCTTTCTGTTTTAAAGTTGTAGTGCTTGGTAGCGCCAGAAACGATCCCTGAACCTCGGCCCTCATAGATCACTCCGTTTTCGTCAACAAGCCAGTTGTAGGCAACAGCGTTCCAACCGCGAGTATCCATGTGGTATCGCTCGTAGGCTCGAACTGCGGTAACGCCCTGTGGCGGGTCGACTACGCCAGAGTGATGAACGACTATTCCCACGACACGGGAAGAACGCAGCCGCGTGAACGGCCTCTTCGGCGGTCTGGCGTGCCAATCGTCGCGTGAGATGAAGTCCATCAACCTAACCTGCTTTCGTCCCAGCGAGTCTAGACGTTGCGGACCTCAATGTCGATCATGCGTTTCATGTCGTCCGACAACTCACGCTGCATGCGGATCAACTGGTTGCGTTGCTCCTCAGGCGTGTTCACCCGCAGGCCACCACCGAACATCGTCGACAGGAACGTCGTCATCCAACGCTTCTCATACTTTTCCTCGCCTGGGATGAGGCGGCGCAGCCGCCCCATGAACGGCATCATCTGATCCAACACATACAGGTCCGAATCGGTCATCTTCCATTCGCCCTTACGGTTCTCCTCCGCCTTCCCCAACGCGCCGAGGATCGGCATCAACCCTGGGATGTTCGCATACGACGGCGGCACATTCTGGAAGCGACCCTTCAACGGCAGGTCTGCGAAGAACTGCTTGCCGGCCCACAACTCGATGGGCAGCTTGGCATACGGGAACGCCGATTCGGCGAACGCCCTGGTTGCCATGTCCAACGGCTTGAGGCCAGTGATCGGCCGGTCATCGGACCGCATCCAACGGTTCAGATCCTTGAACGGCAAATCAGGGAGGACGTAGAGCTGCGACCCGTCCATCCTCCACGGCAAACGGATACCCAGGTTCTCCATGAAGTAGTCGGGCACGACCCCTTCGGCTTCGCTGGCGTACTCCAGTTCGCCCTTGACCTGCCGCAGCCTCGACCACGCAGCCGGCCGGTTCCCAATCGATTCGATCAGCACCGGCAGAATGTTCTTCTGCCACTTCCAGAAAGGAATCACCATCTTGATTTTGGCTTCGGTCGGTGTCAGTTCGCTGTAGTCGAAATGGAACTTTCTGATCGCCTTCCATGCCTCATCAATGGTGCCGCCGCCCTCCATGACATGCCGCCCTGCGGTCATACGCACCATGTACTCGGCTTCAGTGTTGGCTTTCCGCACCGCCTTGAACGGCCAGAAGTGCGCCCGCAACGGATTCCAGGTTCCCATCGACGCCATGGCGGACTTCTCCGCCACCTCGATAGCAGCCTGACCTCCACCAGCGATCCCCGACCGCTCTATCTCATCGAAGATCCGCCAGTCCCGATCAGTGGCATTGCGGAACATGCCGCGCACCCCAGCGAGCTTGACCGGCTGGCCTGTCTCAACCGTCTTCCACGCCAAATACTGGCTGCCCGATCCGAGATGACCGGCCACCGGCCGGTCGATAACCTTCCCCGTTCTCGCCGCCAGATCGTCAAGATGCTGCCGGTACTTCTTGTCCTTGACAGCGTCGATGGACGACTTCATCGCCATGCGACGCATCGCCGAAGTCTTCATGTGCTGACCCATCTCGACACCCAGGATCTGAGAGTTGATCCAGGTGGCACCCATGATGTTGCGAATCACAAACCCAGGGGTAGCGACCGCTTGTGCCTTCCAATAGTTCAGCAACGACTTGTATCCCTTCGTCCAGTCGGCCATTGCGCTGGCGCTGTTGAGTTTCGCAGCGGCCAGCGTTGCCGAAGCGAACAGGTCAGCGGACTCCTTCATGTTGACCGCCGAATAGCCCTTCAACCACGGCCCCGTCAACTGGTTCGACAGCGCCTCGTTGTACGCATGCTGAAAGCCCTGCATGGTGCGTTCCTGGTTGAGTGCCCGCAACGCATCCTCCTGGCTGTCCATCGCCGAGATGCGACGGCCAAGCTCCGTTGACCGTCGGGCACGGTTCATTTCCAGTTCGAGTTCCATCGCCTGCTCTTTCGCGGACTGTAGGTACTTCTGCTGGTTGAACAAATCGTCAGGAGTCAATATGTCCTTCTGGGCGATCAGGCGGGCCTCTTCCAACCCACGCTCCAGGTCGGGTGCGATGCCCTGCCATTTCTCCGCTGCCGCTTTGGCCTCTTCCAACGCTTCGCCGTACAGGCGGGCGTTGGCGAGACCGCCTGCTTCTGCTGCGGCGACCTTCTCAGCGATGTACGCCAGATCAGGCATCTCCCCCGTCGCTATCTGGGCACCGACCGCCTTCAGGAAGTCGTCATCAGCCGCATGCAGGTACAAGGTCGACCCTGTCAGATTGTCGAGATCAACCCACTCCGAATACTTCTTAGCCCACGCCTTCATCTCAGGAAGAATCGA